AAGTGCGGGACTTGCAAGAGTTGCGTATGCTGCTAAAGATTGGTGACTTGTTAAATATCCTGCAGAAGCATGATTCCCCCAGCCGTAAGCCGTGTTCCAGTTGCTGATGTTTGTTGATGTAAAGTCACCAGCATCCCATATACGGTTGCCATCAATTTCAACGTCGCCTGCTGTATCTAAATCAATGCTCAGTTTTTTCTGGCCCGCACCAATAAAGTTGATTTCGTTTGGACTACCTGACCACTGAATGCCCCATTGATCTGCGGCTGAACTTGCTGATGGATTATAAGTTTCAGAAATGCCCCAGATGTCATGGGTGCCAGTTGTGTCGGCAGTAGTGCGAGCAAAAAAGCCTTCTGCAAGTATTGGCTTTGTTGTTGATCCTGTCGGGAAGGTAACTCGACCTGTTAGTGTGCCGCCAGCGAGAGGCAAGTGACCGACTTGGCTGTAGGTGTAAGCGGTGTTGGCATTGGTAGAGCTACCGCCTGACCATGTGACGCTACCGCTAAATGTTGCGTTTCCTGACGCATTGATTGTAAGCCTATCGCTATTATTGTCGTGATCGTAAATGCGGAACATCTTTGTACTTGAGCCTGTACTGCCCAGTATTCGCCATGTTCCAGCACCGCCACCCGTTGATGTCAGCCAAATATCGGCCTCAGTACCCTGAGCGAGTAACTGTTTACTGCCACCGCCGCCTTCTACTGTATCGCTTGATCTCAGGTAATGATTAAAAACAAAATGATCGTTTGTCTCATCCCACGTAATAGACGCATCTGCCGCAGTGCCGCGATCGACAATAAGGCCAGCGCCGTCAGATAGTGACTGCGTGTTTCCACTGTTGACGGTTATCGTCTTGTCAGTCACATCTAGGTCGGTGACGTTGTATTGGTCGATGCTTCCTTGCAGGATTAGCTGGCCTGTGATCGTCAGGTCGCCGTCGAATGTGTCGTTGGTGTTTGACCGAAGGAATGCCGTGGAGTCTAAGTTGTCCAGGGTGTCAGCGTTACCGCCTGTCGATGTGACGCCTGTAACGCCCTCATTTGCTTCCAGGGTGAACGGTACAGTCTGACCAGTGAAGGCCGTGCCGACGCTAGTGACACGAACGCGGAACTGTAGGTCCGTATCATCGGGTATATCGTTACCGCTGCCTGACGTGAACGTCTTGGTGACATCACCAGTTAAAAAGTAAACAAGATACGTGTAACCGTAATAACTCGACAGGTCATATTCGCCAAATTGGAGCGTGTGCGTTTTGGTCGCAGACGTTAAATCGGTAAACGTGCCATCGGCTGACACCTCGAAATTAAGTGTCGCCTGTGCTTGGGCTGTCGTGTAATTGGTCGTGGCATAGAAAAAGTGATCAACGATGAATTCAACGTCTACATCAGCAGTGCCGTGGTCAAACTTATCTGACGATGTACCGAGCGTTACCGTCCCGCCTGACGTTGTGAAGCTGCCTGTATCTTCTTTGAAGTCGCCATTCGATCCCCCGACAGATGTTGCCAGGGAGCCGAATATCGAGTCCAAAGCATCCTGGGAGAGCATCTCCCTGGTGATTGATCCAGGCGCTAGGCTCTTGGCCTCCAATGGCCCTAATACGACCAGGGAGTCATTCACCGTAATAGTTTCAGCCGTCACATTGCCACGGAACAGTGCATCCGCAGCCTCAAACGTGCCATCGGTTGTCAGCTTCCAGCCTGCTACGCCCTGGCTGTAATCGGTTGACTGCAAAGTGTCGGCAATCTTAGTGATGGTGACAGCGTTATCAGCGATCTCTGTGGTATCCACTGCGCCGTCAGCAATATCGCCAGAGTCAGCCTGGACGCTCGAGCCTGAGTTGCCGCTGGTGCCTGTATAGCTCCCCTTATTGCCTGAGAAGTCCACAGGGCGCAGGAAAAAGTATTTTGTGACTACGCCGTCAGTGCCAGACGGCTGCTGATAGACATACTCCTCGCCCGCTACCTTGGCCGTTGGTAATGCGTTGGTCGCTGGTGTCGTGTTGGTGCTTGTGACGTGGACCTCTGTGAACGCATAGTCCAGGTCTGTGGGGTTGGTCCACTCGACAATGATTGATCGAACGCCGCCTGTAATTGCACCCAAGGTGATCGCCCCTGGAGGCGTTGTATCGCCCTGGAGCGTTCGGGTTGTGGTTATGAAGTCGCTGCGGACACCTAGCGTATTAAGCGAGCGAACGCGGAACGTATACTCAGAACCGACGTCCAGGCCAAACAGCTCGACAGATGACTCTGACGTCCTGGCGAAATTCGTATAATCGGACGCGCTGGTGAGCTTCCATTGAACCTCATAGTCGCTAACGAACGCATCATCGGCCTCTGTCCAGGAGAATGAGACAGATGGCTGGACGGTGCCATCTGGCCCCAAGGATGACTGTTCAGTGGTAGCTGGTACGGTAGGCGCCTCAATACCAAACGGATCGGGCAGCGTGGTGTCCTGGTTGTCGTTTTCTTCTGAGCCAGTCACCCAGCTGTATATGTCGTTATATTCGATCAGCGACAGGTCGACCTCACCATTATCCTTGATGCGCGTAGAGACCACACGCATGAGCTGACGAGCCGCTCCCGTCCACCCTAGGCTCGGCTGCTCTAATCGCACAACGTCGCCCACAGCGATATCCATGGCCTCTGACGTGGCTGTCAGCGTTACCGATCGGGTATTTCTCCTGGATGCCTCGCAGACGATCCTGGCCATCTCTCTGGCCTGGTACAAATTTGTAATCGTATTGAGGTTGATCTCGCGTATCAGCTCCTCGCCGTTGTCCTCAGCCAGGAAAGTCACGAAATCACTGTTCGAGTCAGTCGATTTCTCTGGATATGTGACCGAGTCCATCTGCCAGTTAGCGGCTGGATTGGGGAACTTGGCGATCACTCTGTTAAATCGCTTGCCCTTGCCCGCGTCAGTGACGGTTATATCTGACAGAATATTGTCGGGCGTCAGATCGAATGAGCTGGTCTCAGACTTATCAACGATCAGCCCATACTTGCCATCGGTATACGGTAGAAGGCCGCGCATACCCTGGAGCATCTCTTTGACGTTATCAAACACAGTCTTGCCAGCGTCCAGGCGAGCGTTGCACTCAATCCAGGTGATAGCCGCTCCGCCAGTATATGGCGTCTCTGTGCCGTCGTATTCGTTAGCAGCCGCGATAAATTTGGTGTCATCGATGGCGCTAGTAGGGAGACCCTTACCGTATCGACTATTCGTTAGGTAGTCGCGCAAACACAGAGCTGGGTTAGTGCTGTAACCCGTGGTCGATGTACGTGGGTCGTATACCCTGCGGCCTCTAATGACACACTGAATCTCTGGGATGCCGCCGAATACGTCCTGGTCGTACTTAATACGGATCGCCAGGTACGCGACACCTCGCAGCCTGTGGTTGGTTCCCCAGGAGTCGTCAGCGCCAGATAACAGGCTGGAGTATCCCTGGTTATCGCCGCCTAGCTTCTTGTCGACAGAGATTAAGCCGCTATAGTCTGAATGGGTGTGCAGCTTGTCGTTGACGTATATCTGATCGATAGCTTCGATGTTGCCCTCAGATAAGACGATCGCCATGTACAGGTATTCGTTTTTCTTGCCGCCACCAGTCGAAACAAACACGCGAACGCCGCCGACCTTGCGCTTGCCGTAAACGACAGGGATCGGATCGATGTTGCTCTGCTTGTTTACAAGGGCGCCCTGGGCCTGGTCGTCAAAGTCGTCAAAGTCGACGCCAATTAAGAAGCCGACGATATCGCCCAGGAGGCCAGTAATTCCCTTAATGATGCTAGAAAAGAATCCCATTATTTACGGCCCCACTTTAAGTCGCGTACTGTGTTTGCGGCATATTCGAACCCGACATCGCCAGGGAAATACTGCTGCTGAGAGTTGTTGTTGGTCAGGCGCCCTGATTTCTTATCGAAGTCAGCCCAATGGCTGGCGGCCTCGACGATTACCTCAGAGGAATCACGTCGCTCAGTCACCTCGAATCGAGTCAATCGACCATCGAATGCTACAAAGGGCGAGCCAACGATCGCGCCAGCGGCGCTGATAGCGGCCTTCTGGATTAAAATCTGCCTGTTAACGTAGTCATTGCTTAGAAACAGCGATATATACGTCTGCTCCACGCCAGAAAGCGACAGGGACATGGTATTGACTCGAAGCTCCCTGGACTCCTTGGGCTCTCCGATATTAAGAACGTGATCACTGACTGAATATGTATTTGAGCCATCGACCACATCATGCGCGTAATCAGTCAGGCGAATGCCCGAACCGACGTCGATGAATACCAGGTTACATAATCGGAAGCTGTCCTTTGCCAGCTCTGTTTTTAGCGTGGAATTTAGGCCGCGTGGCATCAGAGCACCTCAATGAAATCAATCTCAAAGTTGTACCTATCATAACCCGAGAGCGCCCATTGCTGGACGTCATTTTCGAGACGTACGGTAAATGGTACGTTGTTATATGTGATCGCGTCATTGTCAGGTATCGCCGAAATCAGTCCTGGCTGAAT